GTCGGTTTGTGGACTGCGTTTCTTGTTCAAAGTTCTCTGGGAAGCGTTTCCGCATTGTCTCATCGACTTTTCCCCAGTACTCATCTGTGGATGCATAACTTGCACCATTTTGAGTCACAAGCTTTTGATGTAGCCCTAAAGCCAGGCTTGTCATTTCTTCATCCTTACCAAACCAGCCATTGCGCTCTTGCCACGCCATAGCTCTTGAGTCTGGTTTTGGAATTGCAGGTTGTACATGTACAGGAGTTTCTGCTTCTTGTAAAGGGGCAACATACTCTTGTGCTCTAGCCAATCTGTATTGAGCGCCAGATAATTTCTCCTGGGCATCTACTAATTGGTCTGAGTCTCCAAGGTCATATGCTTCTTTATACTCTCTCTTAGCCGCCCTAACTTCAGCCTCAGTAGCACCCTTATAGGTATCCATAAGGTTTTTCTCGCCCTGAGCTAAGCGGTTCTTTAAGGCTTTGTTCTCTTCCTGAACCGTCTGAGCATAGGTTAGAGCTGCGTTCTGCTCTCTTACAGCAGTTTCCTTCTCCCTGCGCTCATCATGCCAGACCTTCTTGAACTGCTTGAGCTTTACCTTTACTGAGTCTGAGTACTCCTCTAACTCATCTTTCTCAAGATCCTCCACCATATCTTTGGGCAGAGCCTCACGGCCCCTATCCTTTTGTGGAGTGTCATCTTCTATTTCAAATTCAAACTCCTTCTCTTCCTTCTCATCTGGAAATTCAAAGGCTTCTTCACTCATGTCTTTCTCCTAAATGTTACCTTGCGGTATTTTGTTAAGCTCTACTGATTCCCCTTGGATCTTCTACAACTGCCTCTACTGTGTCATCGTTTATCAATCTAAACTCTTTGCCATGTATCTTTAAACGTGTACCAGTATTAGGACGAGCCAATATGAAGTCTCCACTCTTACACCAAGGCCCACCTGGAAATCTGCTTTTGTCAGAATAACAGTCTGGACCCAATGCAACTACAAAGAACACAGTACTTAGCACCTCTTCAAACTGACGGGTTGAGTCAGCCTTTAGTAAGCCACTATCATACTTTTCTTCTATTACAGGCAAGCTAACCAGGATGTGGTAGCCACTTGGTACAGGCAATTGTGTTGCCTTTGTTTCTTCGCTTTCTGTAGCGATTTCAGTCATCAGATTGCTCCATATGTTTTACAAGGTCTAGGATATAACCCTCTGCGATGGATAGACCCCTGATCTCCCCACAAAGTTTTTGGTACTCTGCATAGTCTTTAGCTGCGCTTGTAGCAACTACTTCAACTATCTGTTGTTTCTTTCCTTGTATATCTTTTAATACTGACTCTATAGAGCGGCTCATTTGTTACCCTTTTTAGCCGCCTCATGCTTCCTATCTTCCCTGTTCGCGGAATCTGCCTTTTCCCCGATTTGCGCTCCTAGCTTTGCACCTTCCATCTCTAGGTTAGCGTTTAGCTCATGCTCTTTTGCAGCCAACTTAAATCCCTCTACAGTCATATCTCCCTCTTGCTGAGATTTGTCTTTAGAGATCTTTGCCCCAATTTGAAGGCCTGCTATCTGCATTTGAACATTCAGCTTATCTGTTTCTATCTGCTTCTTATCCTGCTGCTCTTGGACCGCCACAATAGCCAGACCCTTCTTGATCTGAACCTCTTCTTCCTTAACAGCTACTTCCCTTCCTCTTAACTGAAGCTCTTGCTGCTGCATCTGAACCAGAGGATCTTGAGCCTGTTGCTGTGCCTGTTGCTGCGCCATATCTGCCTTATCCTTCTGTAGTAGCTTGTTAGCAGCCATAGCCATAAGCCTAGACATCTCAGTTTCCATATCATTAGACAATTCCTTGTCCATATCTGGCAATGGAATACCAAGCTGCTCCTCAATGTTCTTGCGGTACTGGAATGCTATGTGTTCGTTAATATGAGCTAGCAATGCAGCATGCTGAACCTGAGCCTGAGGATTTGTAGACATCATCTGCGCTACTTGTGGGTCATCTGAGAAAGATTGATGCACCTTCATATGGGCCTCATGGTCCTGATAAATAAATGCTTTAACAGGCTTACCATTAACAACTGCCATATTCTCAGATACAGGGTCTTTAGGCTTAGCATCAGTGGCATTAGGTACTAACTTGCCAATGTTCTTAACGCCCAAGACTTCTAGCATCTGGCGGTTTAGCTCCACTTGGTCATAGATCTGTGGGTTCGCCGCAGCCATCTGCATTACAGCCTGATACTGAACTACCTTCTGAGACATAGTAGAGGCGTTAGGATCTGATACTGGGATTACATCACAGTGATCATAGTCATCCTGCTTAGCCTTTCTACTGCCATCTACAGGCTGATAGTCATACTCTTTAGGGGTATTGTCCCTAATAATTGCCTTTAATAGCTTCAGTTCCTGCTTCATAGAGTAATGAATACGGGCCTGAACTGCAGACATAACCTTTAAAGTCCTCTCCAGAATAGCCAGAGTAGTACCTACTGGGGCATTAGCTGACATATCGGATACGTTCAGATCAGCAGCAGAGGCAAACCTACGCCCATCCTCAATGATCTGGTTCATTAGCTGGAATAGAACCTGACTAGGCTCTTTATAGGGAAGCGGAAGAATGTTATCTCTAATGGTGCCAGAGGCTACATCTACGTCCCTAAACTCACCAGGGGCGATAGGAGTGTCATCACCCTTAACGCGCATGCCCTTAGTCTTTAATCCACCAGGGAGGTTAGACAAAGTGCCTGCGTCCACCAGCTGGCGTATGATAGAGGTACCAGACTTAGCAAATGCACCTATTAAATGGATTAATCCAAAGCAGTAGAACCCAAAGCCTGGGATATAGCCATAGTGAACTAGGTGAGAACGCTTCTGCTTAGTGCAGTCTTCTGGCCTCCAGTTACGGCGAATAGCCAATACATCTTGAGTATTCTTATCAATTGTAACTATGTATGGCAGAGCTATGCCTGTCTCTTCACCGTCTTCTTCATCCTCATACCCAGGTAAATCTAGGTATACCTGCATTTCCAGAAGTTTATAGCGGTCATCAGAGGTAGCCCTAAAGCCCATCTGCTCTGCTATCTTCTTCTCTATTTCATTTAATGAGGTAACAGGATCTGGTAGGTCTATATCTCTATAAAAACCGGCAGCCATGAGGCGTTTAATCTCATTTTTTGTCTTACGCATCACATGGGTTACGCGGTCACATGTCTCTATATTTGACGCTCCATAAGGGACTACAACATCCTCTGCCGGAACAAACAATGAGACTTGCCTATCAAGAGAAGGATCAAAGTAAACCTTCTTAAATGCATTACCTGCCAAACCCAAGCCCCATAACATTCTTTCATGCTCTGGGCGGTACTCAACCATGACCTCTGTGAGCTGATAATTCATATCATCCCGCACACGTTCAGCAGAGTCTTTTAGTGCTGGAGTTTCCTTGCCAATGATCCTAGTTTTCACTGGTCCTGCCGCTGGAAATGTCTCCATAATTGTCTCTGACTGGAATTTAACCAAAGCCTCTGCCAGAAGGGGGTGGTAAACGCCACAAGCTCCCTCCCAAGGCTCAGATCTTTCCTCTATCTTCATACCTAGAAGTTCAAGACCGTCCACATAGGTCTGCATCCAGTCCTTTCTTGAGGCTTCATCATCCTCATAGTCCTGAATTAGGTCAGAGGCCAGGCTAATTAGGTCTGATTCATCCATCTCTTCAGCAAGATTGCACTCAAACTCGCTATCTACTGACTCTTCATCATTATCTTCACCAATCTCTATCTCTATCTCTGGGTTATCCTCTTCCTCTTCCATTAAAGGTGCGGGATACAGAGCTTTATCAAAATCTGCTGACATATTTACTCCTTAGTAGTAAGTCTTTTTGCGTCTAAACCCAATATTATCATCTTCCTCATCAGAATCTAACCTTAAAAATCCACCCTGTCTAAACCTAATAAGGGCTTGGACTGTAGAATCCACCAAGTCATCATGTTCTGCATTGGGAAATCTAGCCATTTCTTCTATTACCTCTTCTGCCCACTTAGTTTCTGGGGCCCAGACTCTCCCAGACCTGAATAAATCAGTTACTGAGTTAATACGGACAAACTTATCATTACCCCGTACAGGCGTGTAATCAGATACCATCACTCCCATACGTCTTAATTCAAATATCAGTGGCGCTCCAGCAGCTTTAGCTTCAATAATACAGGCATCAGGCTGCCATTCATCATAGAATCTCTTAGCCGTGTCCTTCAGATCTGGGAATTCCAGCTTATCCTTCCACGCATCTAACATTATTATATTAACGTCATCAGGGTTTTCATTTAGGTGAAAAATCCCCCAGGTAGTACAGGCTGAATAATCCGCCCTCTGACTTTTAGTAAACGCAGTATCCCATGACTGTATTATAAACTCACACTTAGGGGGTCTATCAGCCTCCCATCTCTGCCACCAGTCTCTCTTTACTAAAGCGCCCTCTTCTCCAGTAGGAGTTTGCTGATATTGGGCGTTCCACTTATATACAGGGAGCTCTTCCTTTAGATCTAACAGCTCCTTTATATCCCAGAACTCAGGCCATAAAGCATTACCACTAGGCAGAATCGCGGGTAACTGGACAATATCCCATTCTGTATCATCTTTTAAGAGCTTGCCAGTTAGATCTTTATCTGACCAGCGCGTCATTACTATAATGATAACGCCTCCAGGCTGAAGACGTTGTCTAGGGCCAGACGTATACCACTCGTATACAGAGTCAAATACACTAGGGTCCCCTTGGGCTAGCTTAGCTTCCTGTTCAGAGTGGGGGTCATCTATTATTAATAGATCTGCTCCTTTCCCCGTAACAGTCCCTCCAACGCCAATAGCAAAATAGTCACCCCCATGATTTGTAGCCCAGCGTCCTGCAGCCTTAGAATCAGACCTTAGGGTTACATCTGGGAATATCTTAGAGTACTGTTCTGAACCTACTAAGTTTCTAACCTTACGTCCAAAGCCAACAGCTAGTTCTGCCGTATTAGAACATTGAATTACTTTCTTCTCTGGGAACTTACCCAAGAACCAAGCAGGCAACATATTAGAGGCAAATTCCGATTTTGTATGCCTAGGTGGCATATTAATAATCAGTCTCTTTAATTTCCCATCTACAATCTCTTGGAACTTCTTAGCCATGAGGGCGTGGTGTCTGCCATGTATAAATCCAGGCCACATCTCTCTAACAAAGGATAGGAAGTCTAGTTGGGCTTTCTCTCTTACTAACGCCCCCTTATATTGGGCCACGTTCTCAAATAGCTTCTCCTGCTCTATCAGAGGCAGATCCGCAATCATTTCCGCAATACCCATCAGTCCAGCGTCCTAAAGTTAATATACACAGGCCTAACACTCCTACCCATTCCCTTAACCCTTTTTAAAACCCCCAACCTTACTAATCGGTCTATTATCTTAGCAGTACTACCAAGCCCAGGCTTATTCCTAAACTCACATATATCCCTAATAGACGGACCAAACCCATACTGTAGCCAGTACTCATCTATAAACAAAAAGACCTCCCGCTGAGCAGGTGTCATTGTAACCTCCATACATACAGCGCGACTCAAGTCCCTCTTGTGGGCAGCCATCTCTCTATTAATAATCAATGCAGCTCCTTGCTCTTTACATGCATAATCCCACTAAGGACACCACACACATAAGATACAAAGTCAGACTGGTCCTCCCTGTCAATCATCTCTCCCATTTCTCCAATGCAGATAGTAAGGGCCGCTAAAGAAGGTCCCCATTCCTTACCATCTAGTAGCTTCTGTATTTGGAGAACCATGTCATTGACCTCATTACGCTGCTCAGTAGTAGGCTTTATGTATCTTTTCAATTTACCCTACCATTGATTTCATTGAGGAATTTGGTATCATCTTGCTTAGCAGCAAGATAGAATTTTTTATATACCCCCCCCACCCTACCAATTTATTTAACATAGGGGGCCCTTTTCTGTACACGTTCTGAGTCAGATGAAGGTGGAGTTGTACAAATCTCTGGGGGAATACTTTGTTTGTGGGGAATAATATGTAGAGAACCAGGCACTGTCTCTTCATCAAAAAGGGGTGATTGGGGTACTGTACCCTCTTCAATTGCTGATTCTGGTACTAATTCAGCCAATAGTGAGTCTGTATCAATGTCTGTTATGGTTTGATTAGAGCTAAGCATCATTGATCTAAGCTCATCTAGTATTTGTAGTCTAAGCTCACCACTATCTTTTATAACTAATGTCTCTGACCTTGTGGTGAATGCTGCGACCTCTGTTACTTGGCCCAATGTTCTGCAAGCCGCTATTCTCGCTGTAGGTTTAATGTCAGGATCAGTGACGCATTGCACCAAGGTATTGATAACCAGCGAGCGCAAGGATGCAGCGGTATTATAGGATTCCGCCATCTTAGCCGCTTCCATCGCAGCGATGGTAGATTGAATACCAGCATGTTTAGTTTTCAGCTTGCTGGCATTGTTGGCAACTACATTGGGAGCAGCTTTAGATTTGTAGGCTTTCCTGTAAGCATCTGCACCTGTTAGACCTTCCAGGGCGATACCTTTACTGAATTCCATCTGCTTATGAGTAAGCGATCCACGTTTAATCATTTGTGCGGGTGAAGGTAAAGCATTACCTTTTAATTTATCCTTTATTGATGCCCTAGATAACTTTGCCATTTTAGACTGTCTCGCTACGCTATTAAACTCATGCCGCGAATATAACACATAGGGAACAAATAGGGAACAACTTCCTTTATTCATGCGCCATTCCATGATAGTGACCACTCACATACCCTGGAAGCCACGCCCAGCCTCATTCTGCCCTGGATCGCGCTAGAATCGCTCTGGCTGCGTTTTAATACTTTTGCATGGGATAGCATTGACTGACCCCCTAGAATATCAATATATATTTCATAATCTATTGACTAACCTATTGACTCTCTCAATAGATGGGGGATAATTAAGCCTTCACCTGCCATTACTATATAAAGGATAACCACATGATGCCTACAGTTCAGCAATTGGAAGCAGCGATACATGATAGCACCGGCGCTATCAGAGATATTATTTTGTCTGGCGAGAATAACGCTGTCACCACCATCAACGAGTCCGGGTTTAGATATAGCAATATATGGCAACTGGAAGAAAATCCGATGTATCTAGTGTATTGGATTGGCTCAATCCGCTCATTGCTAAGTTCAGATTATCACGCGCCAGAGACAATAGAGTATTTTTCATCAATTGGAATTGAAGCATAAACCACTACTTATAAAGGATAACCATCATGTACTCAATACCCTGCAAGCTAAGCGATGTAAAGCCTGGTGACTTTGTTATTCGCAAGCCTAACTCTAAATCAGTATTTACAAGGGAATCTTATGATCGCTCTACAAAAACATTCTGCCTAACCGATACCATGAATATAAATCGCAGCCTATACCTAAAAGGTAGCACCATTGTTTATATCGGCTTTACATACTAAAGGATAACCATCATGACCTACGCAATAGCGTTATCAGCCTATTATTTATCACTTGCCGCCCTGGCCTATATGTTCGCTGCGGCAGTATTTATACCGCTTGCCCATTGTCTAAGAGGTAAATAATGATTAATGACATATTTGATTATTTTATCTGTATCGCCTTATTTCAAGCCTGCTTCATGTCATTGATGTTCTTTATCACGCGAGGTAAATAATGTTTTATATCCTTTTCCCATTAATGCTTTCTTTTATCCTTTTAATCTTATCAATACGGAGTAAATCATGAGCACATATAACGGATGGTCAAATTATGCCACTTGGCGCGTCAATTTAGAGTTGATTGACGGATTTAGAATTAATGCTGATACACCTTATGAAGATTATGAACTTGCTGAATACCTAAAAGAAACAGCTATCCTTGCCGTAGAGAATAGCTGTCCAGACACGGGAGGAATTGCCCTGGACTACGCCCTGGCCTTCCTAGATGAGGTTAACTGGCAAGAAATAGCTAAGCACAAGCAAGATGAACTAACTCCGGCGGACTGGGAGCAATTGGCCAGAATAGCGGCTTCACTTAATCAGAGGAAATCAGCATGAAAGCAACATATGTGAAAAGCGGATTTAACTATCTACCAGCAATCAACAAACACGGCATTGTTCGCGTTTTATATGGCGATCCATTGGTGACTGTATCAGATGCCAAAAAATACGCGCAAATTGAGATTAATCAGATTAATCAAATACTACAGAGGAAGCCATGAGTATATACACCGATGAAGGCTATACATCAAGACGGGACTACCTAGAAACGCTTGCTGATGATATGGGCGTTGACCTGGACACTGTTTTTACCCTGGCGGGTATCCTGGGAAGTTCAGAGGATTTTGACGGACTAATCACAAGCCTAGAAGATATAGGGGAAATGGCATGATTAATAAAAAGATAACAAAACAACAACAACAAGCCATTAAACGAAAGTACACCCAGGACAGTCAAGGTTTAACTTATCTGCAATTTAGAAGAACCGTGCAATATAGTTATGGTTATTTAATGCTTAGATGGTGCGATATGTGGATAGGTATTGAACCAGACGGGTATACCCATTCATAGAGTTTTACCTTATGGGAGCGATCCCATAGGGAAATACTTTATAAACTACCAAGAGGAAAATATCATGTACTTATTTCACACCGATCCAGGGCATGGATGGCTGCAAGTTAAAAGACAAGAATTAATAGACCTAGGCATCCTAGATAAAATCTCTCATTATTCATACCAAAAGGGAGACGACGTATACCTGGAGGAAGATTGTGATTATTCCCGTTTCATAACGCGCATGAATGAGTTAGGCAAACCAGTGGAAGTAAAAGAATTAAAACCCGCAGTATATGACTCTCCCGTGCGCTCTTTTGCCTCATTCAAGGGATAAATTATGACTAGCCAGGAAATGATGAAAACAAATTGCGGCAAAAATCAACATTTTGAAAATATTGCAAAACTAGGGAGGAAACCCAATTGGGTATTGCGTGACTATCCCTTATAAAGAATAAATTAGTTTATAGCCTTATGGGTTTAGTCCCATAGGGAAATAAACTGATCCGGCAGATCCGGCAACGTGCAAAAGGATATAAACCATGAGTTTTTACACTGAGAATATAAGCGATTTTGGCTCAAGAGAGAGAAAAATGCTGTGTGAAATATTGTCCAAGCCTTTACCAGATAACTTTTCCGATGATGAAGTGAAGCCTGCATTTAATCAGAATAGCGGCTTTGTTTTCCTAGTCAATGCGGATTATCAATGTGCAATGATAAACAGTGACACTGGAAGCCTTGAGATATTCCATTCAACACCATATCACGGAGTAGAAGGATTTTTATCTGATTTGCTGCAAGAATCGCCAGATGAATACAACGGGGAAGATGAGAGATATATACGCGAACAGGCAGAGAATGAAGGCGTGGAACTGCCGGCAACGTGGATGGAGGAAGCATGAACATGGATTATACGGTCTTGCAAGTCTGCTCCAACGGCAGACACACACACCTTCAACCAGCGTGTTATGGGGAGCGATTTGATAGCTACTCAAAGGCGCGTAAATTTGCAGCAAAGACAAACTTTCTTTACGGCGTAGTTAGGAGTGACAGGGTGGATGAGGTACGCAGGAGATACAAGGAACAAAACAATTAACTTACGGGAGACAATATGAAATATGAAGTGGAAATTGAGGAAGTGATTACTTTTAGAATTACTCATTTATTTAAAACCGATTCTGGCAACATCCATGATGCTGCACAGGATGCGTTTCATCAATATCACAATACCGACCGCACCCGTGAGAACTATGACGCTGAACCAGATTTCAGAATAACCAGCATCAAGGAGGCAGCATGAGAACAAAATTTACGCAGTTCGCAGATGGGTCTGTATATCTGGGATACATGGATGAGTTTGGGATTGCCAGGGCAGAAATATTTTCAGTGGGGACAGGTGAATGGGGATACGTCCGCAGAGCCGATGGCACTCAAGTATGCGAAAAGCTGAAGCGCAGAGGGTCTACATTAATGTCTAATCGGGATCATCTTCTATCCACAATCAAGGCAGAATTTCGCAAGATGAGAAAGGAATGGGAGGCATCATGAACACATACATTTTTAGCTGCACCATGACATTTGAAACCGTTATAAAAGCGGAAACACAAGAACAGGCAGATGCAGAATTTCTCCGGCGTGATAATGAACAGGATGTAGTCTATGACAGCGGCATAAGTGTGCAAGTTATTGAAGATGCACCCATGTCCATGCCGTATTTTACTCTGGGGGGTGCGGCATGAGATTCTATTTTGAGCAGCGTGTCATTCAGTATGTTGAGATTGAAGCAGAAAATGAGGAGGATGCGTGGATTAAGCAGCGTTCCACTGAATACACAGAAATGGAAGAAGGTATAACAATTCAAGTTATTGAAGATGGGGAAAGTGTGCCAATACCTTATTTTACTTTAGAAGATGAATATGAAGCTGCAACCCTATCAAGTTATTAAGGATCAATTATGTGTGAAGATGAAGTAGCGTACACCCTGATAGTAGTTTTTATAGCGTGGATTTTTTTAAGGGATAAATCATGAGAGCAATAATTTTAGACGTACCTGATGACGTAACAGATGAGAAGGCACAGTATGAATTGAACCGCGCATTTTCACCAGATTGGGCTTCACTGCACTGGCATATTTCTGACGTACAGGATTGTGCCGGAGACTGCACCCCAATGAGTGATGAAGATGCACAGGGCATTTTGGCAGAATTAAAGTATAGGCATGACTGCAATAATGGGGTGAGTTGGGACACTATTAATCACCATGTAGATATATGGCGTGAACGTCTGGAGGAGGAATCATGAGAATGTACTTAATGACTTGGGGTTATAGCTTCTGCAAGACAGGGCTAAGAGTCTGCCCAGAGACAGACATCACTGAGGACAACGGCTATAGGCTGGAAGATATAGAAGGCCTAAAAGCTTTGGAGGTAGGTGTTATGTGGACTTCTTCAGACTATAGCGATCACAGCGCAATATTGATACCAGAAGGGATAACAGTCTCAATTACGGGGGAATCATGCTAACTATTAAAAAGCTAAAACTATTTCAAGGTATGGAAGGCGAGGGATTTAACCTTGACCTGTACCTCAACGGCAAAAAGATTGCATTTGTTATGGATGGCGGTAATGGCGGTGTATTTAACTATGATTTTATTAGTCCGGCTGCGGCTACGGAATTTGTAGGCATAGTCAATGCAATGCCCCCCATCCCAATTGAGGATGAATCATGGCGCGATATATACCCTGATGGCCTGATCCCCGTGACCATTGATATGGCAGTGGATGAACTTATTAACGCTCACAATAAGCAGAAGCGTGTAGCAAAGATGAAGAAGACCTCTATTGTATTTACTACTAATGACTGCAAGAAAGGTACTTTTATGAGCGTGAAGCAAAATGGCGATACAGAACTATTAAAGTTTAAGATATTGAGGAAACACCCTAGCGCAGTTTTTATTTAAGGAGGCAGCATGAAATATGTATTTACTCAAAAAATGACAGAGTACACGCCTATTGAGGCAGAGACAAAGGAGGAGGCATGGGAGATATTCAATAGCGGGGACGTAAGCCACAAAGAATGTGATTATGAAGATGCAGAAATGACAGAGGAGGAATCATGAAGACATATATCGTACACGCAGCAGAGACGGTCTATTCCTGCGCAACAGTACAGGCAGAGAATCCAGAGGATGCTAGGCGCATGGCAGATGAAGGCGGCGTTAACTGGGAGGCATATGACGGGGATAACTTTAATATTCTTGAGGTAGAACTTGAGGAGGCAGCATGAAGGAATTTATATTCTGGCAAACGGTATACGAGAAGACCAAGATTAAAGCAACAAGTGAAGCTGAGGCTTGGGAGTTATTTGAATGTGGAAATATCCAGCCTGAATGTGAGGGCGATGAAGTTACCTGTGAATATATGGGGTTTGATGCCAAGGAGGAAGCATGAGGTGGCCTGTAGGTGGTCAATACGCTGATATGACGGGCATAGGCACGTTGGATGGGATAGCAGCGGACCTGATGGAGGCCTCCACTCACAGTATGCACCTATCAGAACTGTACAAGAAGGATATGACCCCGAAAGGGGTTAGCATCTCTTCTCAAATTCTGACATTCCTTAAAAAGAATCCGGCATCTACCAGTTTTTTAATCAAGCAAAAAATACTGCCAGTGGGCGTGGATTACCAAACTGAAAACCTGGTTTCTAAGGCGTTGACCCGATTGAAGGCTGCTGGCGAGATCAGAACCACTGGAGAGAAACGCCGCTACAGGTACAGTTTGACTAATATAACCGTGCATAAACTGGAAAGCTGATGCCACATTATCGAATCAAGCTGCAAAAGAGGGTGGAATTTGTGGTGCGTGTTGAGGGCTACACTGAGATGAATGCCCTTAACAAAGCCCTCCATGCCGCCTTTGACTATGATGACAGGGATGCAATTGAAACCATCATAGTGCTGGTGGAGGAGGAGACTCCGCATTTTATTGAAACAGAACGCAAACTACTGGAGAAGAAAAATGAAGGGTACTAATATCTGCACGCCTAAGACTTCTGATAACAGTGATGAGAGAATCAAGCTGCTGATCTCTGATGCAGATGCACTAAAAATTAAGCGTGGAATGAAGTGGAAAGCAACTGTGACCGACCTAGTTACAGGCATTGAATACCCATTAAAGGGGTGCGCTTGCTCTATGCCTGACTGCTACTGTGATGCTGTTGTAGTCAATAAAACTCTAGTGAAGATGCTCAAGCAAATCAAAAAGGGCGTGGCGGCATAAACAGCGTGGTCAGGCCTTGAGTGGCGGCAAATAGTCCACGCGCTAGGTGGAAGTCATTAAAGTCCTGACCAACTGATTCACTCATCCAATAAGGCCAGCCTGTCTTCTTGGCACTGGCCTCCCCCACACCGCTGAGATCATTGTCAGCAATAACAAATCCCCCCTCCAGCTGGCTAGCAATGTTCACTAGGTTTGACGCACTGAAGCAAACGTGCAAAGTGTAGCGCCTCTTCATAGTTTTAAGGGCAAGCCTCAGAGATAGGGCGGTAGCGTAGCCCTCACACAGAATATTAACTCCCCTATTATCAAATACAAATTCCGCACCATTTGACCTCTGCCCATACAGGAAACGCTTTTCCCCTGTAGGACTGACCTGCTGAAGCCCTACAAGCGCCCCAGAGACACGCATTGGTATAAGTAGTACCAACCCCTCATCTGTATCTATTACGTTGCCCTCATCCTCTGGAAACCCCTTCTTGCGTAGGTAGGGGTGATAGGCAAGCCTGGACTGTTTTAAAAGGACTGCCGCCTTGTTAGCTGCCTGTCCCTGCTTCTTAGCTATATCAGAACTGGCATTCTTTATGGCTATAACATCACCGGCCCTGATAGTGGGGGCTACATCTGGCTGCCATACAGATACGGTATCCTCAGTGGCGTGGTTTTGTACAAATCCATGTGTAAGCATGAACTTCACAGCCCCATTCCTGCTATGAGGGTGGTCTTCTGTTGGATACCTAGCCCAGTTACCTACCTTGGGGGTGTGACTTATAATCACACCGTGCAATCTGCAAAAGTCTACAAAGGTCATCTGCCATGCCCACGCAAATACTTCTGCTTAATCTGCCACGCAATTAAATTGTTTTTCGCAAACAGATCAATACGCGCACTAGGTTTAACAGGTATATTCTTTAAGTCTGGGGCCTGATACTCACTAAACCTATCCTTGAATAGCTTAGCTGCCCTGCCCTGCTTCCAACCCTTGTGCTGCATATTCCACACCATAGCTGACCAGAACTCCTGCTTATCCCAGTCACACTTCACAATAACGGGTGCCTGTAGCTCAGTTAATATGCCATTCACTGAGTAAACTGTGTTCTGCTTTTCCCTAACAAATCCGCAGTTGTAACAGGCATCAGACCCCTTGGCCCATAGAGCATGGCACTTAGGACACTTAGCTGCCTCCTTCTCAAACTCTGTAGGCTCTGTCTTGGTCTTCTCCTTGCCATCATCCAACTCATCCACGCCATTGTGGTACACCTCATCCCAGTCATCCTTGAACCTGAGATAGTTGCCGCTATGATCTAGCCAGACTGCAAAAGATTTATCACTTCCAGGATTCCCCCTAGTAATACGCCCCATCTGCTGAACGTGGCTGCTGAATGACTTAGAAAATGGACGCGCACTCACGCCTATCATCACATCAGGGATGTCTAGGCCTTTTGTATACAGGTCAGTTGCTATCAGGCCATGTATCTTGGAGTCAGGTTCAGCGAACTCCCGCAGGATTTCTTTACGCCACTCATCTGGGTCTTTGTGTGACGTAGCTATAAAGTTATAACCCTGCTCTTGGAACTTACGCGCCAGATCCACTCCATGCTCAGTGCCAGAACAAAACACCAGCGTCTTCCTTGGCCTGCCAAATATCTTGTGAGTTACCTTGATCCACTCAGCTACCACATCACCTGTGATTTTCTTGCCCCGCGCTGTGGCCTCACTGTTAGTCCATTCCCCCCCAGACTTCTTAGCCCCCTCCATATCTATCTCTTTGGCTATGAATACTCTGAGAGGGACAAGCACTTCCCTGGCTACCAATTGCTTGGTGGTTACAGTGCTGACCACGTTGTCATAGATTTTACCCATGCCCTTAGTGAATGGCGTGGCTGTCAAACCTATTACCTTTAACTTGAGGTTGGACTTAATGTAGGCGGCAGTCTTAGTTCTTATTGTGTGGCACTCATCAATAATCAGCAGGGTCACATCAGGCATAACCCCCAGCGCCTCCATAGTCTGAGCAGAACATACCTGTATCTTTTCATAAGGTCTATTCCGCCAGTGATCTGCCTGATATACGCCATGATCTAGCCCATATCTATCAAGCCGCGCACTGGTCTGGTTACATAACACTATGCGATCTAGCAGCATGGCAGTCTTGTTACCCTTGGCAGCAGTAGCAGCCATCAAAGCAATTGCCATTTCAGTCTTGCCTGACCCAGTAGGGGAGACTAAGACCTGCGCCCTCTTACCATTAGCAAAGCCCTTCCTCAGCTCCTCAATAGCCTCATTCTGGTAATCATATAAACTTAATTCTGCCACGCTGTTCTCCTGCTACCTTGCTTAGCAGCAAGATGATAGTAAATAACCCAATAGAATCAAGGGTTGGCTTTTTTCATTCTTGCAATTTGCTTCATCAACTCTGCATTTTCTGTCTGGTATGCATCGCGTGATTTAGTAATTGCCTTAATGGTTACATTGAGCAATACAATCTCATCTCTTAGGCTTTTAATTGTCTCTGTTACAGCAACCTTCTCTTCATCAGAGCTGCCAGACAAGCCAATAGAAATCTTATCCTTGAGCAAAGCATTGTCATCCATCAGGTCCACAACTGAAGCCCTTAGAAGTTCCATCTCTGTCTCTTTATCCTCAACAGGGGCAACAACCTTCTTCTCCCTGACTTTCTGCAAAACTTCTTTTCCATCTCTAACATACTTTCTTACAGCTGGCCCCGCCCTTCCAAGCTCTGCGCGAATTGCAGCGACCAGCATATTCCCAACATGGCACAGCTTGGCTATGTGGTTATCACTGTATTCCCCATACTCAATATCATCCAGCATACGGAGAATGCAATACCGCTTATCTGCGCGGCTTCTGGGAAGACCATGCTTACTGTTAACAGTCATTGAAAACAGGACGGCCTCACGCAGCGTACCATCAACAACCGTACACTCCAGACTAGGCGCACCTATCTTCATGGCAGCGTGGTATCTGTGGTGCCCATCCACTAGGTAGTAGAACGTGCCATCATAATAGACTATGACTGATGGGAAGATGTTGCCTCCCTGCATATCCTCAGCGTACTGGTCTACAACGTCTGGGCTGATGGATTCTCTGGATTGCGTGTTGCAGTCAATGCGTATTGTGTTTAGGCCTATGTGCATGGTGTCTCCTAGTCAAGTGAGGTGTAGCTTACTGTTACAAAGTAAATATCATTCTTCTTAAAATGCCCTTCTATCACTGCCTGCTGGTGCTGCATCCAATCCTTTATGTACTTCTCCGCTGTTGCTGTTGCCTCTTCTAACGTAGTACCACAAAAGTTTCTAGTCATATATCCTCCTTTAAAACCATACCTTATTCCTATTCCAGGTAGCTGTCAATACTTATATTCTCTGCTATACCATCTATTGTTAATTTATTCTATAGGTCCCCAAGGGTGATAGCTGTGGGCTAGCACTTACCCAGATACCAACTGAGGTATCCTAGTATTCCCTAAGGCAGAGATTCATCAATGCTGGGCTTGTCTCACCACTGGACCCTGCATTTTGTGTAGTCCCTCTCTGACAGGCTACGCGGCATTAAAGGGGGTGTACCTATGCCTGTGTATTCTTGACAGCAGCCCATTCAGGCCCATTAACTAACGTGGTCAGCACGGACAGAGCGCCCAAAGAAAAACCCCAGAAGACTTAGGAGGGGCATGGCCCTTGGCATGGGCAACCTAGTTAACACCACCCGATTAGAATGGAACTAGACCACACATGCCCCACCTAAATAGACTGGGGTTTAATCGGGTGATGAACCAGAGTGCCAACTCTGACAAGCGCAGAATATCTGGACTGTACTGGATTGTCAAGTGGAACAAATGGAACAAGTGGCACAAGCGTGGAACAAGGTAAGTTTTGTGCCATAACATCTCTAACTGGCAGAACTGTTATCTCTAATTATAGTGATAGAGGCCAGTATCTATATGGGTTCTGTTGGTTTGTTATCTCTAAGGTAATAATTGTTAACTTAAACAAGCCGCATTGTTAAGTTAAGGTACGTCTTGCGCCCAGCGTGACAAGTCAGCGCCTATCGTGACATGTCATGGGAATCTGGGAAACACTGGGAATCCCACTTTCCCACCGCTGGGGAAAATGGGGACAAAAAAAGAGAGCCGGTAGCTGGAGGGCGCGGCTCTCTGTACTGCAGGCTCTTCTACCAAGAAGAGGTGAGATTATAACATGATCTAAATCAGCTTCCAGCTTCCTTTAGAATATTCCTCTGGCATCTTAATCTCTGCACTCTTGCCAAGAGACTTTATGTGATCAGAACCAACAAAGTAAACGCCATCTGTTCTGGATCTAAGCCACTTATCCCTATAGCCATTAGCTAGCTGGGCTAACTTTCCAGCTGGGTTAGGGTACTCTTCCCAGTTCTTGGGCCACATTAGAGCCTCTCCCTTATCTATAAACTTCTCTACATTCTGCTTTGTAGCTGGCCTGCCACTATCCTCCAGCATTCCGGCAGACTTCAGAAATTCCTTTAAAGTATTAGCGTCAAACTTCCTGCCCTTGAAATATCCCCACTTGCCTTGTGCGCCTAAGGCACTATCAAATATAGTCTTGTCAGGGCTTGTAAGGATATGCTTCTGGTCATTCTCATTACTATTGGTGAACAATGTATACAGGAATTCCTTGGGATAGCCCTTAACCTCTTTGCTGGCTAGCTCATCCCATGAGCCACGATACTCAATGCCTGGGAGCTTATCACCCCCATCACCTTCATACCAAGCGCCATGCTTACTGGCTATCTGTTTAATCTTGGCCGGTATTTCCTCCTTGCTTCCATGCGTTAAACCAACATAGGCAAGTGTATTGCTGGGGGATATAATCTTCATATATATATTCTATAACAAAGTCTTTAGTAGGGCTAAAGCTTTATCAACACTATTAATAATAACTACTGTACCACCACGCCATGTATCAAAGAATTCTTGCTCTGCCTCAGTTAGCTTCTGTGCGCTGGGCACCTTGGCCCCATCCTTAACCTCAATCAAGATAGTGTGCTTTCTATAACCAACCAACAGGTCAGGGATACCACCACCTTGGTTAATGATCCTGACAGTAGCGCCACACGCCCTTAAAGCTGCTACTACCTCATTCTGGTTGTCATCCACTCTTCTGGCATATTTACTCATAAGACAATAGTTGAATCCCCTGGGATAATAATACTTGACATGTAGATATTCCTTAGACTACACTTGTATCTCCTGGAGGAAATATGAAACTAACTAACAAGTTTAATCTACCTGAAACATTTGTAAATGTAATACGCCGCCCACAGTATAGCAGGGGTGACTCACAGATAAGCGTTACTGAACTACTCTCCCCCACCCAGCTGGTGCAGCTACGCGCTAAGTATGGCTCAGACATAACATCTGATGTATCTGAGATGATCTGGAGCCTGTTTGGAACGGCTATACATAACATCCTAGAGCATGGCAAGGGTGATAACCATGTAGTAGAGGAGCGCCTACACACAGAGCTGAATGATTGGAAGATCTCAGGTGCTATAGATCTGCAAGAGATTGAGCCGGATGGAATCATAGTCTCTGACTATAAGGTAACTGGTGCTTGGTCTGTCATGGCAGAGAAGGAGGAGTGGGTTAGTCAGCTGAACATGTACGCATGGCTAGTTGAGCGTTGCAAGGGTATGCCAGTAAAGAAGCTACAGATTGTAGCCATAGTTAGGGACTGGCAGGCTAGGGAAGTAGATAGGAAGGAGGGATACCCACAGTCTCCTGTAGCTGTCTTAGATATAGAGTTGTGGCCCTTTGAGAAGAGGGAGCAGTACGTCAAGGAACGTCTTGAGCACCACAATGATGGGTTCTTTGCTGCCGGTACAGGGGCAAAGTATCCAGAGTGTACGTCTGCTGAGATGTGGGAGAAGCAGACTGTATATGCCATAAAGAAGAAGGGTGCAGCTAGGGCCAAGCATCTTTATGGTGATAAGCAGGAAGCCTATGGTCTGCTGGAGGACTTAGGTGATGCGTTTGAAATAGAAGTAAGAGAAGGAGAGAGGACTAGGTGTGAGAAGTACTGCCCAGTCTCAACATTCTGTGATCAATTTAAACAATACAAGGAGAGCAAATGAAATTACTACCGGCAAACCCTACCAAGCAGAAACCAGTAATGATTGTAAGGCAAGCAATCAAGAGCCATACAACAGCAGATGAGCAGAAGTTCTTAAATAAGATTGGAACATATGGTGAGAACATCTACTTCAGCAAGGAAGAATATATTGTGAAGTATATGCAGGCGGCAGAAAAAAGAAGTAATTGGGCGGATATTAATAAGGGTGAAGTAATAGCACATTGCCACGATCTAATAGCTGAAGAGTTAGCAAAGGAGAAATCATGAAATACATACTAGGAGTTTATATGCTTCTAATAGCAAGCATGGCGTATGCCTCATGCACCACTAACAGCGTCTTTGTTGGGGGTAAGCTGACGGTTTGCACCACCTGCTGCACATCTGGCAACTGCAATACAACCTGCGTATAAGGAGATAACATGAATATTGAGATGAACCAAGAACAGAACCTACAACTTCAACGGATACTAATGAACTCCCCTTGGAAAGAAGTGTCCTGGATTATGGATGAGCTAGAAGAGAAGTTAGCAATGGATCTGGTTAGAGAAGACTCTATGTATGAGAAGGCTGTAGCTGATGCTGAACGTGCAAGTAAAGCCCTAGCTAAACCAGGCCGCCCAAGAAAGGTATCCAAATGAAGACTTTCCTAGAGTTAAGAGAGCTCAATGTAAATGAGTTTATTGAGAAGAAGGGCAACCTAAGCTACCTCTCATGGACTCATGCTGTAGATGTAATGCTGCAGAATGATCCTGGTGCTGTATGGGAGTTTCCTGAGCCCACCTTCTACAAGGGCGGATCTGTAATGGTTCACTGCCTAGTCTATGCCTTTGGTAAGACTGTGCGTATGCACCTGCCTGTTATGGACTACAAGAATAACTCTGTAATAGACCCATCCTCGCGTCAGATATCAGATGCAATGATGCGCTGCTTGGCTAAGTGCATAGCCTGCTTTGGTATTGGTTTGTACATCTATGCAGGTGAAGACTTGCCAGATGTTAGCAAGGATGATGACAACAAAGCTAAGGTTGTTCCCATTAAAAGTGTTGCAGTAATCAAAGAAACCGTTGCAGAAATCAAAGAAAGTGTTGCAGAAATCAAAGAAAGTGTTGCAGAAATCAAACCTGTTGCAATGAAGGGCTCAGGTCAGTGGGCAATATCTGTAACTCCGCTGCCTGATGGGACTATGGCTGACTGGATATCTGTAGCTTATGAGGCATCCCTAATCTCTTTGGAGATGGCTCAGACTCAGAGTGATTGCAAGACCCTGTACAGGTCCAACCAGAACATCTATGAGTACATCAAGCTGCATGATAAAGAATGCTATGACAAGTTAATCGTTGCAATGACAGAAACCAAGGAGAAATTACCAAATGAATAAGTATCCAAACACAGGAGCACTCTTCTACGCCCGTAACAAGGTTAACCCTAAGTCACCAGATCTGAGTGGGGATATGTCCTTCACCCGTGAGATGCTGAAGAAGGCATTGAATGAGACAGATGAGGATGACATTGTTATCAAGCTATCTGGCTGGACCAAGCAAGGCACCAATGGTGACTACTTCTCAATGAAGGTTAATGACTACAAGCCAGCCCAGCAGCAGAAGCCACAAGCCAATGATGCGGATATACCGTTCTAATGGAAACCAGTAACTTTGAGGCTATAAAAGTTGCCATCAAACAAGATAGCAGTGGATATATTCTTACCCTAAGGATGCACCCTGATGAAGTACCTGAGCCAATACTAAGGGACTTTGTTGGGGCGCGGTATCAGGTTGTTGTTGTCAGGATAGCTGATGACAGCAGCCCCATGAATAGGGATCAGGAGCTGGGCAGGGATACAGTTAGATCTGCTGCAATCTTATGCAGGGACTCAGCCTTCTGGCAGTTCTTGCTGGAGTCTGGGGTGATATTGGAGGCAAGGGAATTGGACGCAACTAGCTGGCTAAAGCATGAGCTGGGAGTTGAGTCCAGGACTGAAATTGCCACCAATGCCATTGCTAAATCAAGGTTCTTATCTATCAAACAGGAGTTCCATTTATGGAAAGCGACAACAAGCTAGTCCCTTACTCAGTCAATCTGACTAGAGGAATATATGAAGCACTGAAGAAGCTGGCCCAGAAGAGACAGGCCTCAGCTATGGTGCGTGATGCATTGACCATGATTATAGAGGGGCATGGAGAGTATGCCAGTGGCTATAACAAGGGGCTGAGGGATGCATCAGAGGTAATCAATAATGACAGGATTGCCAATGCAGTATCCTTTGACGGTCAGAAGATAGCAGACATTCTGAATGATCAAATCTCCTGTTTGGCTAAGTGACCAAGGAGCAGAAGCTTAGGTATGACAGGACCGCCAGACTTGGGTGTGTCTTGTGTATCTACAAAGGTGTACTGGATACGCCAGCAGAATTGCATCACATCAGGAAGGGCGGCAAGAGGGATAACGCACCAGTAATTCCTCTATGTCCTGAGCACCACAGAGGGGCCACAGGTGTGCATGGCATGGGTAGCAGGGGCTTTACTAAGTATCATGGTATATCAGAGGATCTGTTGTTAGATTGCACTACTCATTTACTGGAGGGTACATGACTGAACTATTGATGTGGTTAACGCTTACGGTCTGGTTTGAAGGGCGCAATCAGGAGGAGGTTTGCATGACCAAGATTGCACAGGTGGCCTTAAATCGCATGGGGCCAGATGGGGATATATCCAAGGTTATCCTAGCGCCTGCACAGTTTAGCTGGGTGCCTGAGAAGATGGCTGGTGGGGTAGTAAGGCCAGAGCACAGGCCTAATAAGGAAAGCGCGGCTTGGATTAAGTCTGAGAGGGCGGCTAAGACTGCGCTATATGGTGGAGGTAAGTTTGCTGGCACTCACTTCCACGCAACCTGGATTGAAAAGCCAAAGAGCTGGAGTAAGCTTAGATTGCTAACAACCTGTGGTGAGCACCACTTTTACAGTTGAGGTATTTTATGGGTAAGGAAGATGATAGCGTAATAATACACAGAGGTATCACTGATAAAGACTTTGTATATATCAACGATGTTTCTACTGATTTGTTAAGTACGTTTAAGAAGATGGGCTGGATTCCCCCAAGTGAGCTGAAGAGAATCAAAGCAGAAGAAGACGCAGCACTAGATCAATTCCAGGAGGAGAAGCATGCAAACCCCTGAAGCAGTTAAGGCGCTAAGACTGGCGGCTGGCCTTACTCAAGTAGAGCTGGGTATGTTAACCAAGATATGCCCAGTCACTATCCATGAGGCTGAGACTGGTGAGCGCATGATGGATGGGTATGACTGGATACATATGCTCTTTGTATGTAATCAGAGAATAGATAAATTTAAGGAGGAGTCATGAACAAAGAAGAATACAGAAAGGCTTTTGAAACTTTTGATACTGCTAGGATTGCTGCTGATGTTGCCAGGAATGAGGCTAGGGCAACTACTAAGCGCATTTATAATGCCTCTATTAATGATGCTTGGGCTGACTTTGTCCTTGTTGAGGATGCTTATAATGCTGCTAATGCTAATGCTTATAATGCTTGGAGGGTTGATGCTAAGCTCAAGGAGGATGCGTGAGTGATTATAGAGTAGAGGTAAGAGTAAGGAATGCAAATATCCTACGTTTAATGGAAGAGCGCGGAATCAAGACTGTCTCAGAGTTATGCCGCAATGCACAGACTTGTAATGCTACCTTTGGTGATGTGATTAATCTAAAGAAAGCTCCAGTTGATAGGAAGGGTGAATGGATTCCATGTGTTCTCAAGGTATGTGAGTATCTATTTGTGATGCCTACTGATTTATTCTCACAGGAGCAGATGACACCACTTAAAACTAATAAGGGTACTGTTGATCTAGGGTTTGAAGATATATCCCGTATGCTAGATGATCCAACACAAGATCCATCTTTGAGGTTGGAGCGCCAAGATATAGTGGGTGCAGTTGGAACTGTGTTAGAAGAGCTGACAGAAAGGGAGAAGAAAATTATAAACCTTAGGTTTGGCATCGATGGAAAAGAACACAGCCTACTGGAGGTAGCTAATATATTTGGAGTGACCCGCGAAAGGGTTAGGCAGATTGAAGCAAAGGCGCTGAGGAAGCTGCGCCACCCAACAAGATCACAGCCTCTACTTCTAGCTACTGATCCAGAAGAATATGAGAAGAATGAAGAGAGGATAAGAGAGAGTGAGCGTTGGGCTGAGGAGATTAGAGTAGATCGTGAGCGTTTGGCTGAAGAGAGGAGAGTGAATCGTGAAATGCTTGCTATGTGATAAGGATTATATAAACCTTGGGGTTCATTTGCGCCACAAGCACCATGTTGATCCAGCTGATTACAAAGAACAGTTTGGCATGATGAAGACCACCCCATTGGTTGATGAATCGTTATCGCATCGCCTGAGTAAATCTATGAAGCAGAGGCTTCTTGATCCTGATTGGCTTGCAGAAACAACAGCAAGATGCAAAGAAAATGCAGCTAACGGAATTGGCATATCACCAGCCGAATATTCTCAGGCTGGAAGAGATAAAGTTGCTGATAGAAACAGAAAAAATCATGCTGATAGGCTGAATAGATTAGCACCAGTTGTTGCGAAAATACTTAAAGAAAAGAAAACGCTGGCTGATGTAAAGCGTGAGATAGGGATGGGGGGGCATGCTATTTGGAAAATCATAAAAATGGGCAAGGCTGTTTACAGCAAAGAAGTTGCGGCACTTGTTGCAACTGAGCGCAGAGTATTGTCAAGGGCAAAAAATAAGGAGAAGAACACATGAGTGATCCAAAGGAAAGGCTTATTCGTATCATGGGTACGTTTGACTTGGCAACAGGTCATGCTGATACATTGGATGAGCTACTAGATTCGCTTGAGTCAGAGTTAAGAGATGTGCTGGGGCATTATAGGGCTGCTAGAGAATGGGTAGGGCTGACGGATGATGAGATTGAAACTTTAATGGATAATTATGATGTAGGAGATTCAGACTATGCCCGTGCCATTGAACAGCTATTAAAGGAGAAGAACACATGAGTGAGGATGAGGTAAAGCAAATGCTGCGTGAAGCGATTGACCAAAATCCTGAAGGTACAGTCTGGCACGTTAACACTAAACATCTAGTGACGTTTGCACAGATGGTTGCTGATAAGACCAGAAGAGAAATGTCTAGCCCTACTAAAATCATGGGTCCAAATCTTGAGGCTGTATTAAACAGCGCAGGGTTCTATAAGAAAGATCTAATTAGAACTCAAGAAGAATGGGAAGCACATATCTATAAGGACTATAAGAAAGAGAATCAAGAAGCATGGGAGGCGCATCTCTATGAGCAAGGCGAAGTAGAGAGCAGAAGCAAAGAAGATCAAAAGAAAGCAGATGAAGCCGCTTGGTCTGAGGATAGGATTGCTTGTGCTGCCGTTAGAGATGCTGCGCTGGATGAGGCTGGGGATGATATTCGTGCTATAGATGCTGCTTATTCTAGGTACACTTTTGCTTGTTTGACTATTGATGATCATTGGGATGCTGTTAGGGCTAAGAGAGAGGAGTGGGGCAAGTGACAACCAAGTTCTGTATGCAATGCGGCAAGTCTAAGTTTATAACAGAGGAGATCTTGCTGGGGTGGAAAGCTATATATAATAAGCTTGGTAAAGTAACTAGGCGGATCTGCCCTGAGTGTACTGCTGGCAGGAAGAAGTTTGATTCAACAGGTGTATATAGGAAACCAAATGATTAAGAATAAATACAGGCACAGATTCTCCCACCATGAGTGGCTGCTTTTAATGCTAGCCATTACCCCACTATTTGCTGTCTTGGGTACAGTAATAATGGTTGTTGTTTGGATGTTCATGTGATCCATGTCATCTCATTCTCAGGCGGAATGGGCTCCTTTGCAGAGGCAGAGGCCTGTGTCTCTAAGTATGGCAAGGAGAATGTGGTTACTCTATTTGCTGACACGCTTATAGAGGACAAAGATCTATACCGCTTTATGAAGGAGTGCAGTGCATTCTTAGGCTGCCAGCACATCACCATTGCAGAGGGGCGCACACCGTTCCAGGTATTTGAGGATGTGAAGTTCATGGGGAATTCTAGGATAGACCCCTGTAGTAGAATCTTAAAGAGAGACTACCTAGACAAGTTCATTACAAGGCATTGGAACTTTGATGAGGTTGAGATCCACCTTGGCATAGATATTACTGAAGAGCACAGACTTACAAGACTACAACCTAGAAAGCTCCCATACATCTACAGGTCCACTCTGGTAGAAGATGGCAGGATGATACTAAAGGACTATAGTAAGCAGCATGGGATAACTCCACCAAGGCTATACTCATTTGGACTGGGCCATAATAACTGTGGTGGGTTCTGTCCTAAGGCGGGGATGGGGCATTATGCAAAGCTTCTGGCAGGTGATAGAGATCAGTACCTAGAGCATGAAGCTAAGGAGCAGGCAGTCTATGCCGCAGTTCCTAACGCCAAGCCATTCCTAAGGGAGACTATTAATGGTGAGCTTACTTACAAAACCTTAAAGGACTTCAGACTTTCAATTGAAGATGGTAAGCAGCTTACCTTGGATGAGCAGCTGGACTTTGGTGGGTGTGGCTGTGCAATATGAATAAGTCAGGCAGCGTATAGAAGAGTTAAAGACGTATTGCGAATCCAACCCTATCTACCGTTTTCAGGCCATGCCCCTAGCCCAACTTAATCGGTACTTTATACCCATCTATACTCCAAAACAGGTATAAATCAGTATACTTATTGGTTCTGAGGGAGTATTACTCCTCATCTAATTGCTGATTGTTCTTTGACCCAGGACTGGAGACTTGATAAGGTTTCTGAGTTGATGTTACAGGCTTGGTAGTTTTCAATAACAGTTTGGGCAACGGCTTCAACGCTAATGGTTTCCGCATCAGCAATTCTGGAGGGGCTGGGAAGTTCATTGTAGATGGCGCTATCGTGGAGCAACCTGAAACCGCCAGACAAAGTACAAGTATCCTGAACATAAACTTTTACCTCTTTAATTATTTCTCTGCTCTTTCCCTGCACAATTTGTACTCTGTCCACATACTTTGTGACCGTTTGATCTGAAACCACAGCCTGTTTGATGCCTGTTTCAATGGTATGCCTCTGCGCCTCAATTGTAGCCTCATAGCAAGCACTAACTCCCCATTTGTGACCAACGTATAGACCAGCAGAAAACAATGCAGCACAGAGCGTTGTAGCGATAGCAATTTTAGTACTAAGAGATAAAGCCTGGATTCCTGCTATAAACGGTATCACGGTTTGAATGTTCTCTTGCCGGAGAGCGGCTTCCTAGTTCCAAGATGGCACCAGTTAATAGTTGCACTGGGTTCCTCTCTGTATAGATCATATTTAATGAGCGCGTCAGGATATTTATCCAGCCATTTATCTAGGTGCTCACCATGATCCGCAATATCTACAGCTTGGGCAACCTTATGTGCTGACTTTGAAGAGCCTGTGGTAGAGGTCGGAAGCCTAAAACCGCCATCACCACTGCCTGATACTTGACTGCCGGTAGCTGGATTGTTAGGAATTATTAGGCCGGTATCAGTTGTGTACGCAGCCAATAGATTGTTAACTCTGTACAGAAGAGTTAAGGCGTTCAGATTATATTCTGTAGGATGAGGCTTATCAACAAAGTAATCTTGTAGTGTGATCATTCTATTGGCTCTGTAGTCTTAAATCTGAGAATCATATTACCAGCACTGCTAACAAATACTAGGCCAGCATATGCCACTGGAGGCAAGACTGTGGAAAATGACTGGGCAGCAAGTTCAAGTAGACCAAGGGCTAGAATCAAGGCGCCATTCCACCACAGTGTCTTTGACTTGTGCGCCCTCTTAACTACAGACACCACTTCCTTCTTTGCATACCTAGATTCTAGGCTCAAGATTTGTCTGCCTTGTTATCAAGCTTCTCAAAGACTCTTCCTAACATAGCCTCTATCCTGTCAAACCTACACTCCATATCATCCTTCCTGACATAGTTGGTAGGCAATGCTATCTCAATACTTTTCACATCATTCTTTAGCTTCTCTACTGCATCCCATAGCTGCCTAGCAAACCACCCTATGACAGTTAGACTGGCTGCAGCGCCAATGTTAATTAGTGTTTGGAGATCCATTATGCAAGGTAGTCCATGTCATTGTCCTAAAGATTTGTGCTTAGTGAGTATACCAACTTTCTCATCACTGTACTTACTGGTAAACACCTTTGCCAGAAAAGATAAGCCTGCTTTCTCCACAGGCTTCCTTGGTTTAATCAGATAACACAGCTCACTTTTTGGCTCTGATTTCATCTTTCTCTGCTTGCCTGACGCGGTTGTTGAACATAGTCATTATCTTAGTAATCTTTTCTTCTGTCTTCTTTATCTCTTCTCTTGGCTTCTTGGCTGCAACCTGCGCTCTCTTATGGGTCCTTAGCTCACTAACAGACCTTTCAGTAATACCCGCCATATCAATCAATTTATATTTTGGATTCTCTGCCAAGTATTCTTTAATAGGAAGCTTGTCCTTTTGCCTACCCTTGACCTCACCCTCTACTTCCTTGATACCTTTAAGGTTACTGTAGAAAGTGTTTGCTTGGCTAGACTGTGCACCTGTATCACCATAGAACCTACCTACTAGAGGAATTCTATGCACAGGAATCTCCTCTCCAGTAACGGCTGACTTTGTTGTAGTAAACAGCTTACCTATTTCCCTGCCAATGCCGCCCGTTACCTGACCGGCTAGGTAGTCTATCTGATCACCAGTAGGACTTAGCTTTCCAGGCGTGTAGTCTGTTCCAAAAGTCAGCATATTAATAGCCTCTGCAATAGCTATACCAGCACCACTAGCTACATCCTTGTTACGCTTGAACCCAGGAGTAGGGGCCATCTTGTTGTACTCTTCTCTGGCTATGGTCTGACCTGTCCAGTCTTTGTTTGAGTCCAATGCGGCTAGAGGATCAATCGCTGTAGGAGCAACGGTTTGCAGAGAGAAGCCAGCGCTACCTAATGGGTTAAAGGTATCTGCTAGCATAGAAAATACTTTGGTGGTGTACTTACCTGGGTCTTTAAATCCACCAAGTGCATACTCAGTTGTTATCCTGCCCATGTTAGGGATTGCATTGAACCCAAGTGGCATAGGCAACATTACATATTTCTTGTTACCAATAGGAAGGATAAGATTCTTCTCACGCACAAACTCTTTAGGATCTTCATCATCAAACCCTGCTAGAGCCAATAGAACAGCCTGCGCTGATCCAAGTATCAGACCACCGGCAATAGCCCTCTTCCCAATCTTGCTTAGTTTAAGGGTCTTTATATCACCCTTGTCCATAGAGGTAAGTGTCTCTGCAATCCGCGCAGTACCCTGCATAGACGCATTAAAGAAGGCAAATAGTGCAGATGCTTGGGTGGTTACATCACCCTTGCGGTTAAAGTTAACTGAGATATTCTTAGCTGTGTAGGCAGACTGCTCTTTGCTCAATCCATTATCCAGACCTACTTGATACACAGATAACCTAATAGCCCCTTCCATTGCCAGATTATAGTCACTGAGCCAATCAAATATTATCTTGAGGTTCTTCTGAGCTATAGCGGTAGGAACATTAAGCCTTCCATTAATAGTAACTATCTTTCCTGTCTTGCTCTGCTGCCACCCTTGTGGGTTAACCATATTCTCTATAGCTTTTGACCTATCATCACTGTTCTTGTATAAGTCCCTATAGCCTGTCATCCCACCTGTTAGCTGCATCTCCTTGAACTTCTTGCCCATAACATTGGTAGTATCTTCGCCACGCCTGTCTGCGCGTACAGACTTGTAGATACCTATCAATGCTGGGATTGCGTGGGATAGAACTTCCTTCTGTTTCCCAGCCAATGCGGTAGAAGATAGATTGATTAGTGAGCCCTGAACATCCCTAAGCAAATTGATGATCCCAAAGATAGGGTTGTACTGGGTATTGATTGAGGCAAAGTATCTAGTTACCGCTGCAAAGGTAGCCATGATTCCTTCAAGCTGAACTCCATCTAAATTCTTTAGGGTTCTGGCAAGACGCATTGCATTTGGATTCTTTTCATTGAATATGATGGCATGCTCATTAATCTGACCATCAGCATCTTCAATCTTGGTTACAACTACATTGTCTGCTTGCTTGTAGTTTGTGTTTGCAACCTCAGCAACATGTTCTGGGATGGCTTCTTTGTGTAGGGTATAGGCATCATCCCCCTGATGAGCAATGAACCTCAGAGCCTCAGTTCTATTTGTTCCAAATGTTTGGACCACGCTGCCATGATACAAAACAGAATAGAAGGTAGCAGCCTTAATCAACTCCCTCTTCATGGGGGTCTTATCAAAGGTCCAGAACTCTGGATTAGGATTCATAACAACCAATCCAGCTAGCGCCTTGGCAGTGTCATTCTTGCCAGCTCTAGTAATTACACGCTCTCTTTGTAAGGCAATGTTGCCCAAGATATTAACTACCTTAGTCTTGGCCCCAACGCGGTGCTTAACCTCTTTACCTTTAATAGAGATACCCTGGCCCACTCCCATGCCGCCATCATGATCCTCGCGCATTAGTGGGATGTAGTGCTTGAACATATTCCGCCAGCTATCCACCTGCTTAGCAGAGACTAGCTTCTCATCTACATATAGCTGTCTAGTCTTCTCAAGTATTGCGTCAACCTTAGCAGCCAAAGGTTCTAAGTTAGCCTTCTCTGACTTGCCCAGTCCAGCCAAATACTTCTTGGCATCAGCAGTAGACATACCACTACCACCATCTTGCAATGCCTTATCATCTGGGTTTATTGTGGCTATGCGTATGTTAGCTTCTTCTGCATGCCGCGCATGTAGATAAGTCTCCAGCTGATCTGTGGTTACGTTACGGGCTTTCATCTCCCGCATCAGTGGACCAAGTTCCTTATTAACAAACTCATCTGTCTTTGTACCAACTGCCCCATGATAGAGAGTCTCTTTTTGGTAGACATTTATTCTGTCTGGGATGGTAGCGCCAGACTCTAAAATCTCTTCCTGTACACGCTTCAGATCAATGAACTTGTTCTGGTATTTGAAGATTATGTTATCCAGCTGGGTGGGTTCTGGTGAGTTCCAGGACGCACTAGACTTTGCAGGATCACCCTCAGCAAGAGAAAAATTGATCTCTGACTGAGTAAGGGTATTCTTAGAAACAAACTCCCCACTTGATTTAAGTATTGCTGAGAGCGCCTTTAATATAGGGGTATCTGATCTAAGGCCAAGAAGACCTTTAATCCTTTGAACAAGCTCCTTCAGCCATTGCCAAGCTTTCTTTACCCAAGTATCTGCCTTGTTTCTAGCTGCAAGTATTCTTGTACCATTTACTGCCCAATATTCTGATGGCCCAAACAGCTGGTAATGAGTATCTATATCTAGCGTCCCATTTTGGAACGCCTGCATTGTTCTTTCTTTTGCTTTAGTATCACCAGCAATAGCAAGTAACATATCATCTAGCGCAGCCTGCACTTCTGGAGTTGCATTCTTATATGCCTTTGTCCAAGCTGCGGCCCATTCTTTTTTAATCCCTTCCTGCACATCTTCTGGCATCATTCTTTCAGTGTGATGCAGGATTTCATGTACTGCTGTTCCCTCATTCATATTAGAGGCAAACAGAGTCATCAAACGCCCATCAGCACTATACTGACCAGCCGCGCCCTTACCTTCCTTTGTTGTAATCCTTATGGCTAGATCATGAGCTAAGTTAGGGTTCTGATCTAATAACCACTCTACAAATCTAGCTTCCCCCTCTGATATGGTTCCATTGTGCACACCTGTGCGGAGCTTAGCTCTTATCCAGTTTGGACCGCGCACCTTACCTTTGTATCTACCTCTTTCTTTTGCCTGTTCTAGAAGACTAATAACATTTGATATCTGATCCTCAAACTGAGTATCATTAATCTTATTTGTTTCCTTTAGCTTTCTTGCTTTCTTTAGCTTGTAAAGTGCATTCACCTTAACTATTGGGCTAACCGCCATAGCGCCATAATCATCCTCAGTCATCACATAGTTGCTTGCCGTACTTTTGCCTAGAGAAAAGAGAAAGTTTTCCTTAGGGGCGTATACAGGGTTCTTTACTAGGATCAGTGGCCCTACTTGCAGCATTTCAGAGCCACTTACAATTGGCTCCAAAGTAGTCTTGTCATAGTAGTAGCTGTGCCTTTCTGGGTCCATCCCAACTTGAGCCCACTCAGGATCTTTTAAGTGAGCCTTAGCTTGAGCCGCTATTTCCTCTTTAGACAGTGGATTCCATGACCCATTTATGGTTGCCAGTACACCCTTATTCCCACCTTCAGCTATTGAAAGTGCGCCCTTCTCAGACATAACAAACTTTGGATTTGTAATGGCAGTAGAACCCTCATAGCCAATTACTGTTCCAGGCTTAACTCCTTTTCCTTCACTGTGTACTGTTGATATCCAAACGCCATGATTTGTATAGGCCGGAATATCTAATCTAATCCCAACGCTATCACCATCTTTTAAGGTGGCAGAAGGTATTCCAAACTTTGCCTTTTGTGGTTCTTTAAGAATCTCAACTGCCTTTTCAGGTGTAGCTGGAACTGGGACATCTTCATATGGTTCTATTTTCTTGTACTTATTAACCAGAACTTCATATTCTGGTTTAGTCATCTCACCAGCTGCAACCTTCTTAGCGCCAGCCTCTAGTTCTGGAATGCGCTTAGCTGCCTCTTTATGCCCCATTCCAATACGGCTTGTGCCTAACTCTTCCTGCTTTGGTATAGTCTTCTCTACTTTCTTAGGAGGCTCTACTACCTCCGGCTTACCCAATACATCATAGACTTGGTTAAGGGGCAGTGGCGCTTGCTTCTCACCAAACATATCCTCTTTAATGTCAGTCTGAGCTGCAGCAGTATTAGCTAGCTCTGTTAGCGCAGCACCCATCTTCTTTGGTGCGCGGATATTGTCAGCAAACATCTGGACAATACGCCCCGCATTTTCACTATCCCCAATGTCCCTTTGCCTAGCATACTCATCTAAAGAGACACCACTTCTCTTGGCATTAACCACCATCTCTGCTGCCTTGATTACATCAGGGCGTATATCATATTCACCAGCATTGTCCAGCTGAGCCATAGCAGGAGCAGCTATAGCCAGCGCCCTCATAACTTGCTGAGCTTCTGGATCTGCTGTTTCTGTATGCATATTGATCAGCGCATCACTGTCATATGCCTTAGCAAACATTGCATTATTCAAGCGTTCTACAGCCTGCTTACTAGGGATGCCGCCACTCTCTATTAGATTGCCATGTTCTGTCTGTGGCATAGCCATAATGAAGCCATTCAATGACTCCCTTGTGGGGGTTCCATCAGCCTTGAAGTCCACGCCCTGCATATCAAAGCGGCCCATATCAATCTTGGCCTGCTCTGGTGCTGACATCTCCAGCGCCTGTTTCTTATTGCCCACATCAGCTATATCTGGAGTTAGAGACTTCTTAGGCATTACTCTAACTAAGATAGGATTATCCATTGTGTATATAGCAACAGGATCTATTCCATGATCATCATCTCTGAGCAAATTTGCCTTGTAATCTGCAGCTGTATCATTTATGTAAGCCTGTTGTAATCCAGCAACACGCCCATTGCCCACTACAGGGCGAATACTTTCCACATCATTATTGGCAAAGTCCTTACTAGGACTGCCTGATGCATCATGTGAGGGGGTCAGATCTGCAGCCTCTACAACTGCATACTGGATTGGAATTTCCTTGCCGTCACCAGCAGATACATTGCTTACCTTACCCATTCTATTTTCTGGGATTGGCGTATCAGTGATAACTACTGGAGCTCCACTGGATAATGTTCTGGATACGCTGACTTGGTTATAGTCAGGCTTTGCTGCTATTGCTTGCATCTGTGCAATAGAAGCAGGACCACTTCTATCTCTATTCTGTATGTCCTTCAGAGACAGTCCTTGGTCTTCTACTGAGCCAGTGTAGTAATCTCCTGGGGCTGCTTCTGCCGCCTTCTTTGGCTCAACTGGTGCAGCTGGGGGGGTGGGTGGAGGAGTTACTGGGGCTACTTCTGGAGCCGCTTCTGGAGTAACAGGCTCAGCTCCAGGAATAGGCGCTGCACCTTGTGGGCTCAGTGCGCCAGTAGCTGCACCTGCACCACCACCGCCAATCATTGCCATTGCAGCGGCTGTTCCTAGACCCTCTTTCAAGCTAGTCTCAGGGCTAACTTGCTGCATAGCTACATTCTGGGCAAACTTGCCGCCAACTTCTTCTGGAACTTCACCAATTACTTCACCAGTAGCAGTCTTGGCTGCTGATAACATCCTTCCAGCAGCGCCTTTGCTAGTACCCTTAATGCCAGCAAATGCCTCTTCCATCTTGCTAGCACCTGGAAGCATCTGAGCAACTCTTGAGATAACTGCAGCAGTAGCACCAGTGGCTTGAGCGTACCCAAGAGCGACCCCATCTGCTTCAAGCTGGCTCATCCCCTCTTTTACTAGGTGGTCACTGATATCCTTGTATGTCTGCGCCCCAATATCCGCACCCTGTTGAACAGCTCCTGTGTAGATAGCTGCCCTTGTTCCAGCAGCTCCAGCACTCTTCAAGGCTGCTTCCCTAGCTGCGCCTGTGAATAGCTCTTTGCCTGCCATAGTGCTAGCAGAAAATGCTCTAGCAGCCAGAAAGCTGGGGAGTAATTGAGGTGCAGTCTCTGCCAAGAAGTTAGTTAGCAGAGCTGGATTTGAAATGGTCTTTTGAAATGTAGTCTTGAACTCTTCCCACACGCCCTCATGTGAGGCAAGCTTCTCAGCTGCGGCGCGGTCTGCTCTAGCAGCCTTTAGCTGTGGAGACTCTAGATATGCACCAGCTGTCTCTAATGCCTTAGCATTCTGAGTTAGAACTCCAGGCTTAAAGTCACCCGTAGCCAACCCATAGAGCTGACCTGGTATCTGCCCAACCTTGCCAAGACCTGTAAGTACACCGGCACCTATATCTGTAGCTGCCTGTCCAATTGTTCTGTCTGTGGGCGGAGGAGGCAATGAGTCAAATTGACCCTGTGCCATTTCCACTGCTTGGTCTGGCGTAGTGCCTTCAGGAACCTCAAATCTTCCTATGCGCCCATCAGGAAGTTGAATTCTAGCTATTGGCATTAATTTTCAAAACCAAGAAATTTACCTGTAGGTGCTGTAGCTGCTCCTTGTGGGGCAAATTGGGATTCATAAAGTTTTTTATTGGCACTCAACTTTTCAGCCTGATCATTGTAAATATTTCTATCTGAACTAATCAGTGAAGTTAAAGATGCTGAGGAGTGTGTATCCCTCTTACCTTTATTTGCTGCTACAGCTAACCTTGCAATGAAATTAGCTTCTGCCGCTTCACCCTGTTCAACCTGACCAGTTACTGGATTCTTCCATCCTGCTGGGCTTCTTATCTTCTCCAATATTACCCTATTACGCTCTTCAGCAGTTGAGTCTGGACTGGCTTTCTTCATCTCTGCAATGGCCCATTCATTTGCCAGCTTTGAATCATGCTTCTTCAGGTCAATGTATGCATCAAAGTATCCCTTTTGCAGCGTGTTATCAGCAGCTGTTTGAGCGTTCTCTGCATTCATCTTCCTATCTTTGCTAGCCTGAACCTTCTCCATCATATCACTGGAGTGGTTCTGCTTGAACTGCTGCTCAGCCACCTTTAATGCTTGGGAAGCTTTGTTATACTCACGTTCTTGCGCCTTGATTTCTCTATTTGCCCCTTGAATAGAAAGAAGTGCTTGCTGCGCTCCTTCACTAGCCGCTGCCCATTCAAATCCCTTTCTAGCGCCAATTAGCTTTGCACCAAATAACATCAATCCCTCACCCAAAGCAACATCCTTCTCTTTAGATAGGGATGCCTTCTGCTTAGCGTTCTCCTCTTGCTGCTGTGCAAAGAAGTTAGGGTCAACTCCAGCTACCTGATCTGCTATTTTCTTTGCTGCTGCAATACTGGTTAGCGTTTCCTCTTGTGGAATTTGAAAAGGCTGCTGAGGTACAGCACCAAAAGGAAGCTTGACGCTATATCCTTGACCTGGGATGCCTGGCATAATTTGTCCTGGTACAGGAGTACCCTTATCCCCACCTTCAGAAAACGCAACTATCCCGCCACCTGCCATCTCTGGGATGTTTGACTGTAGACCTGCCAGACCTGAAGGCGCATGATATCCACCATGATTCAAGTTCATTAATCCACCTTCAGCAGCAGCCATTGGTGGTTGCTGTGGTGGCATCTCTTGAGGTGGCGCTGGGGGCATACTTTGAGGCGGTGTGGGCATCCCTTGTGGTGGGGGTGGGGGCGCACCACCTGGAAGATCAGGGTTAATATCATGCGCTACATCTTGAATAGGTGGCTTATTTGCAGTAGCTGTAATCCTATCTATCATGGCACCAGCCATAGTTGCATCTTCCAGACTCATCTCCTGACTCTGAACTAGAGATGCCATCTGCTGCTTACTATACTTGGTGGCGTATTCCCTTACCTTATCCAACTCACCATTAAGAGTTTTTAAACTCATTATCTTCCCCTGCTTAGGTTATATAAGCTCAATCCTGTTAAGCCGCCATTTGCCCAGTATCCAGCCTTTGCACCACCTATAGCCGCCGCTCCAACACCCGCTAACTGTCCAGCCATTGAGGGTGGAGGTGCGTATATTGCCTGTGTAGTTTGGGTAGGCGCACTCTTAACCATTTCATTTAACCAAGCAGCCTGTTGGTATGGGTGCTGCTGCTGTTGCAAGAAGTTATTATAGTCTGTTGATAGCTTTTGCTGCTGAAGCGCCTGACGCTCTGCCCCAGCTGCTGCCTGACCAGTGATTATATTTTGTTGTTGCCCAAACTCTGCCTGACCTAAGCTACCTAATTGTGCCGCCGCCCCTAGAGCCTGCTGATTTGCTGCCTGCATAAAGCCTGATCCATACTGCCTAGACTGTTCATTTGCCTGTTGTGCCGCTAATGCAGTTTGTTGATTAGCCTGTTGTGCAGCAAGGCTTTGACCCGCCCCTAGCTGCTGAACTCCAAGCATAGCCTGAAGATTCTGTTGTCCTGTAGCAAGACCTGTAGATTGATTAGCCTGACCAGCAGCTAGCCTCCTTGCCTGATCAGCATTGTACTGAGACATTGCCTGCTCATAGGCAGTTTGGTTCCCTGTAGACTGTATCTGCTGTAGGTTAAAAGCATTATTGCGGTTCTGCTCTGCCTGCATAATGGCTTGTCTAGCCCCACCAAATGCACCTTGCTGAGTAGCCTGCCCCTGTATTGCGGCCTGCTGCATGTTTGATTGTCTTTGAGCCTGATACTTTTGGTTATCAATAACCTGCTGCTGGTAAGGAGACATGTACTGACCGGCTGTTCCAGGATCAGTGAATTGACCAGTAGTAACATTAGCTGGACCAGTCATTTGATAGTTTTGCAGCCTTGGTGCACTTACTTGCTGCCCAGCATAATTCATGGGGTCATACTGGGTATTCATGGCATTAAGAGCTGCCATCCCAGTTAATTGCTGAGCCTGCTCCAACCCTTGAGATGTTTTAAGATTAGCCGCCCCCTGCTGCGCTTGCAGCTGCAGAGCGTCTGGACCCGCTACTTGCTGACCCTTATACTGCTGATATGGGGTACTAGCTAGAGTAACGGCCCTATTAAGAACCTCTTTTGCTACTGGTGCCGCATCTGGTCCATAGCTAAGGTTTGTCTGGGTTGCACTTGATACAGTGTTATGCAGACTCATCCGCTTGCCAACTGGTTTAAAAGCTTCTAGCGGTAACTCATAAAACTCAAAGTTGATATGACTCATGTCTTACTCCATTGATTAAGCTGGCAAGTACTTATCTGCTCTACTATTAACCGCTATCTTGCGCTTTCCTATTGTCTTCCTACGCGCTTTCTGAATTCTATCCATCATTGCATAAAGCCTTCTAGCTCCTGCATCAGTAGAGCCATTACCTAGCTCTGACACTATTCTTGCTGGGATAACAAACTCACCATCTGCCAATCTAGCAGGCTGTCTATTGCCTATCTG